TAGGCGTATATGATAGCCCAATTGAAATGGCTAGAAAAACAGGGAAATCACACTCTTCAATATTGTGTGCATTGAGCAAAAAGTTTGAAAAGAGCATTTATAGAAGGGTTAGGGTGATAGAAGATGAATAGACCTAAATTGGAAGAATACAAAGTTTTCGTTAAAGAGGGATTGATTGTTCCGAAGTTAGTTCAATATACGACCGATTTATAAAAGTATTGCGATGAATTAGAGAGCGATTATAGAGTGTTACAAGCAGAATATCAAGCAGGCCAGCAATACATTGCTGATTGGGATAGCACAAAGGATTGGTATTGGAAGAAAATTAAACGATTAGATAAAGCGTTAGATAAGGCTATATCATATATCTGTGAACTAAAAAGTAATGATTGTAAGTATGATAGATGTTATGGATGCCCATTAGAAAATAAATGTGATAATGCTAGATGCGTTAGGGCAGATTGGAAAGAGTGGTGTGATGAAATATGAGTAATTTGAACAAAAGGCGTAGAAGATACAACAAAGCAAGAAGAGCAGTTTTGCGAGCAATGAGAGTTAGAGGCTTCGGTATATTGTTTGATTTATTAGAAGATTATATGGAATGGTAAGAAAGATGATTGAGTTAGTTTTATTTGGATTGGGTTTTGCCTGTGGAATGACAACATTAATGGTGATAGCAGTGCTATTTGGGGAAGGAAAATGATATGCAAACAACCATTGATGAATTGTTTTGTTGCATTAAGTTCAACCAAATTGTTATGCAGATAGATGAAGAATTGATTGCTATTGATAATCAGTTTGTTCCAAAATCACCTAATTGGTATGGTGTTGGTGGTAATAGCATTCCATTAGAATCAAGGTATATTGATGCAATAACAAGGAAGCAGAAGTTAATGGAACAAAGAAAGAACTGCATTGATATGTTGAACTATGTAGATAGCAAGATATATCAGTTGCCTGATGGAATGGCTTGTAGAATACTTCATTTAAGGTTTATTGCTATCAATTACAACCACAGGAAACCAAAGCCTTATACTTTAGAAGAAATTGCAGAAATAGTTGGTTATTCATACAGGGGTTTATACAAGAAATACAAAAGATCACTTGATTTGTTCATAGAAGTACATAATAGTAATACATTATAATATAGGTGTTAAGTTATACCGAAATGGGAAAGGCATTAGACATTTTACCTCCAAGAGATTCAAAGCCTTTCCTTTTTCTTTGGGAGAATATGGCAAGGGAATTTTCAAAAAGTTTTTATCGTAGTAAGGAATGGAAAGCAGTTAGGCAATATGTTCTAATGCGTGATAAATACCTTTGTTGCAAATGTGGTAAACCTGCAAACGAAGTTCACCACAAGATAGTTCTAAATGAAAGCAACATAAACAACAAGGATGTTATATTGAATCCTAATAACTTAATATCATTATGTAAGGAATGCCATTTTGATACACACAAGATAGACAAAGCAACAGGCATCAGGAAGCATTTAGAAAGCACAGGACAGGCAAAGCACGAATTAGACATAGAATTATATATGTTTGATGAAAATGGCTTTCTAATAGAAAAGAAATAACCCCCACATTCAAAAAGTGCCTATATAGAGATGGAAACCGTTGGCAAGGACATTTGAATAGCCAAACGGAGAATTTTCGTGCAAAGGGGTTATTTTAGCAAAAGGAAGGATGATATAGTGGAAGAAGCAAAGATTAAGAAAGAGTTGAAGAAACTTAACAATATTTTCAAGGACATACCTGAAAATAAGAAGCAGTTGTGTTCAAACTTAATCAAAAACGCATCATTCTTGGCTATTGAACTTGAAGATTTGCAAAAAGACATTGCCGAAAATGGTGCAATTAACACATCAAAGAATGGAAATGGCTTTGTTATCTCACAGGAATCACCTGCACATAAAAGTTATATATCTGCAATGAAGATGTATAGCACAATCATTAAGCAATTAATTGATTTATTGCCTGATGATAAACAGGATTCAATTTCTAAAGCAGGGGAAAGCCTTGCAGGATTTGTTGCAAAGGGAAAGAAAATTGAACTTCGTTAAGGAATACGCAAATAAAGTTATATCAGGTGAAATTGTTGCCTGTAAGGAAATAAAGGCATTCTATACTAGGATTTTAAAGGAAATGGATGATCCAACATTTCCTTTTTATTTTGATGAAGAAGTTGGAAATCATCCAATTGAGTTCATTGAATCATATTGCAAATACTTTCAAGGTGAAAAAGCAGGGCAATATGTGAAATTGGATTTATTCCAAAAAGCATTTATTCAATGTTTATTTGGATGGCTTGAAAAGGGAACAAATAGAAGAAGATTCCGTGAATATTTCTTTGAAGTGGCCAGAAAGCACGGAAAATCTTTCCTTTCAGGTTGTATTGCAGTTTATATGTTGGTTGCCGATGGTGAAGATGGTGCAGAAGTTTATTCCTGTGCTACCAAATTAGATCAGGCAAAGATTATTTACAATGTAGCAAAAAACATTGTGGATCAATCACCTGAATTGAGAGCATTGATTAAATCAACACGAGAAGGCTTATCATTCAAAATGACTAGAAGTGTTATGAAACCATTACCTAATGAATCCAAATCATTAGATGGTTTGAACATTCATTTCGCTTGCTTGGATGAAGTTCACGAAATGCGAGATAGAAACCTATACGATGTTTTAAAGCAAGGAACAACTGCAAGAAGGCAACCATTGATTGGTTGTATTACAACATCAGGATTCTATCGTGAGGGTTTATATGACAACCTACACGATAGAGCCTGTGAAGTGGCAATGGGAACAATCAAGGATGATAGATTACTTCCTTTAATCTATAAACTTGATGAAGAAGATGAATGGCTAGAGCCTAGCAAATGGACCAAAGCCAATCCTGCTTTAGGAACAATCAAATCGTATGTTCAATTGGCAGAAAATGTTGAAAGAGCAAAAAACGATTCGGCATTTTTGCCAACACTTTTAACAAAAGATTTCAATATTAAACAAAATCAGTCTATTGCTTGGCTTCCATTATCTTCTATTATCAATGAAACAATAGTTTCAATGGATTTCTTAAAGCATAGTTATGCAATAGGTGGTTGCGATTTATCCAGCGTTTACGATTTAACTTGTTGCACATTGCTTATTAGAAAGCCAAATGATGGAAATGTGTATGTATTACAACACTATTTCATCCCACAAAGCAAAATAGATATGTTGGAAAAAACTAAAAGCAAGGAAGCACCTTATGAACTTTGGCAGAAACAAGGATGGCTTACAATCAACGAAGGAACACAAGTTGATTATCATTTATGCACGGAATGGTTTGCCCAAATGGTGCAGGAATATGATATAAGACCTTTATGGATTTGCTACGATAGAGCATTATCAGGTTATTGGGTTCCTGAAATGCAGGGATATTGTTTTGAAATGGAGAAAACTGCGCAAGGAATGTATACATTTAGCCAGCCTATGAAAGAAATGGGGGCAACTTTAGAAGCACACAAAGTGGTTTATCAAAACAATCCTGTATTGCGTTGGTGCTTGGCGAATACAGGCAAAAAGGTTGCAAATCCTGATGGCTTGGAAATGATTATGCCTGTTAAAGTTCAACAACAACGAAGAATTGATGGAATGGTATCATTGCTTAATGCTTGGGTAGGCTATAACAAGCATTATGATGAATATATGAGTTATATAAGATAGGGGGGAAAACCAATGGGATTATTTGATTGGTTATTTAAAGCCAAAAATGTTGATTATAAGAGATTTCAGGAACTTGGAAAGTATAATGCAACATTTACTAGATTCGGATCAAACCTATATGCAAGTGATTTGGTGCGTTCCTGCATCCGACCATTGGCAGAACATTCAAGCAAAGCAAATGTTGTTTGTGTTAATGATCCAAGATTGGAAAGAATTTTGAACTATTCACCTAATATGTATATGACAGGAAAAGATTTCCTGTATAAAGTGCGTGTTAGATTGGAACTATACAATAATTGTTTTATCTATATTGCAAGGGATGACAAAGGAAAGGCAATAGGCTTTTACCCTGTTCCTTATGAATCATTTGAAGCATTAGAATATGGCAATGGCTTATATATCAAATTCACTTTCACCAATGGAAAAACAACAACAATTTCGTGGAAGGATTTGGCTATTGTAAGAAAAGATTACAACGAAAGTGATATTGCAGGTGATGACAACAATGCAATCATTGGAATGCTTCAGTTAATATCAACAACTAATGAAGGTGTTGCAAATGCAGTGAAATCAACTGCAAACCTGCGTGGTATTTTAAAATCAACAAAGGGAATGTTAGCACCTGAAGATATTAAGAAGCAAAAGGATGCGTTCGTTAAAGATTATCTTTCATTAGAAAATGAAGGTGGTATTGCATCATTAGATGCTTCACAGGATTTTACACCAATTACAATGAATCCAACCATTGCTAATTGGGAGCAGATGAAAGAATTCAGGGAAAATGTATACAGGTATTTTGGTGTTAATGACTACATCATAAAAAGTGAATATAACGAATATCAAATGGAAGCATTCTATGAAGGCAGAATTGAGCCATTCCTGGTTGCGTTAAGCCTTGAATTAACACGCAAGGTTTACACCGAAAGAGAATTAGGATTTGGCAATAAGATCGTTTATGAATCAAATAGAATGCAATATGCTTCTAATACAACCAAACTGAATATGATTCAGTTAGTAGATAGGGCAGTGCTAACACCTAATGAATTAAGAATGATATTTAATTTAGCACCTTATGAAGGTGGGGATGAATTCGTAAGAAGATTAGACACAATGCCAATAAACGATAAACAGGGGGGATGATAAAGATGCCAATTAGAGAAAATAGAGAATATAGAGATTTACCTTTATTTGCTATTGAAAAAAGGGAAGAACAGGAAACACCTTCATACATTGTTGAAGGCTATGCTTCTACATTTGAAGAATACAAACTTTTTGATTTAGATGAATCAACAAGTGTATATGAAAGAATTGAGCCTGAAGCATTTAAGGAAACTGATATGAAGGATGTCATTTTCCAATGTGATCATACAGGCAAGGTGTTTGCAAGAACATCTAACAACACCCTTTCATTAATGGTGGATGAAAAGGGTTTATTTACTAGAACTGATTTATCAAGAACTGAATCTGCAAGACAAATGTTTGAAGAAATCAGGGAAGGAATGTATTACAAAATGAGTTTTGCTTTTACGATTGATCAGGATGAAGTTATTCGTGAAAGTGAAAATAAATTAGTTCGTGTTATTAAAAGGATTGCAAAACTATATGATGTTTCTGCAGTTTCATTCCCTGCAAATGACACAACTAATATTGGTGTTTTTTCAAGAAGTGCTATTGATGGATTTATTGAAGCCGAAAAACAGGAGTTGTTGAAACGAGAAAAAGCACAACAATTAGAAATGGCAAAAGCCAAATACAAGGAGATTTAATTTTATGGAATTAAATGAAATGAATCTTCAGGATGTTGAATTAAGAATTGCAGAATTAGATTCACAGGTTGAAACAAGTGATGATGTTGATTTTGTTAATGGTGCAACCGAAGAAAAAAGAAATCTAATGTTAAGAAAGCAGGAATTAATTGATCTTGAAGAAAGAAAGGCTAATGCCAAAGCCTTAAATGATGGCAATGTAAAACCTGATATGGTTATGGAAAGGAAAAAGAAAATGGAAGAAATTAGAACTTATGGTGTAGGCACACCTGAATATAGAAGTGCTTACTTATCAAACTTAATGGGCAAGGAAATTTCAGTTGAAGAAAGAACTGCTTTAACTTCTGCTTCAAATGTAATTCCAACTGAAACTACTAATAAGATTTATGGCAAGTTAATGGAAAATCCATTAATTGCCGAATTAGAAATGACACATTTCGCAGGTTATGTATCAGTTCCAAAGGCTACTGCAGTAAATGATGCTTCATTTGTTGCAATGGGAACAGGTGCAACTGATGGTGCTGATGTAGTTGGTGCAGTTTCTTTAGGTGCAAAGAAGTTAATCAAGACAATTGAAATCACTGCCGATATTGAATCATTATCAATTGATGCATTTGAAACTTGGCTAGTTGGCAAGTTAGTGCAGAAGATGGAAAGAGCAATTTGTAATGCAGTATTAAATGGTGCAGGTAATACAACTAACCCACAGGGAATTACTCCAACATTAACTGCAATTTCAGGTGCAACATCAGTAACAAAGGCAAACCTATTAAAGTTATTATCTGCAGTAGGCAGCGCTTATCACAATGGTGCTTGTTTCGTTATGACAAGTGCAATGTTCTATGGCAAGGTTGTTGATTTAGCAAGTGATTCTAATGGTATTTTAATTATGAATGGTTTAGAAAAGAGATTATTCGGTCATAAGGTAGTATTAGATGACAATGCAGGAAGCAACATTGTATTTGGTAATTTCAAGGAAGGCTATGTATTCAATATGGCAAAGGAAATTGAAATTAAGGCAGATGGATCAGTTGCATTCCGTTCAGGATCAGTTGTTTATAGAGCAATGGCATTATGTGATGGTGGTGTAGCAGATGGTGAAGCATTTGCTATGATTACAATTGCTTAATTAATTTAAGGCGTTGCGATATGCTTAACAAAGTTAAAACTGCTTTAAGGATTTCGCACAACTATCTTGATAATGATATTAATGACACAATTGCCACATCAAGAATGGAAATGATTCGTTCAGGTGTGGCAGTTGATGTTGCCAATGGTGATGATAAACTTGTTCAAATGGCAATCAAAACCTATTGCTTATCTATTTATTCACCTGATGATAAAGCCAGGGAAGGTTATGCCAAAAGTTTTGAATTGCAATTGGATTGTTTAAGAAAATCAACAGGTTATGGCAATGTATAACGATATTATTAAATTGGTTAAAAAGACATTAACAGGAACTGATGAATATGGTGATCCTGTTTTTGTTTTAACCGAAAGGGTAGTTTTTGCAGAAGCAAAAAGCATTGGGCAACAGGAATTTTATCAGGCACAGGCAACAGGTTTAAAACCTGAACTAAAGTTTGTCATTGCAGATTATTATGACTATCAGGGTGAATCATTCCTGAAGCATAAGGATCACACGGGTGTTGAACAGGAATATTCAATTATTAGAACATACAGGAATGGCAATTCATTAGAAATCACCTGCAAAAGGGGTGTTGATTAATGCCAACACCTAAATCCCCAATTAAGGTTTTATATAAGGAAGGTAAAACTGAAGTTGTTTACACCGATAGGGTTGATGCTTCACAATATTACCTGTATGAACTTAATCGTGGTGCTTTAAGGGATGTAGCCAAATTCGTTGCAACTAAATTTGCCGAAAAAATTATGGCTATGATGAAGAGCAGGGAAAAAAGAATTGTTGTAGATAAAAAAGGAAACGCAAAAGAAAAACCAAATACCGACATTATGAAAAAGCAGATTGCTTATAATGTATGGAGTTCAAAGAAAACCAAATACCCAAAGGTGGAAATTGCATTTAATCCAAAGCAAAACACAGGATTTAATGCTTTATGGGAAGAAACAGGAAATGCAAAGAATCCAAAAGAAAAAAGGTTTTTAACGAATGTAGTTAATGAAAATATTGCCGAAATAATCAAGATTGAAAGCCAATATCTAACTGCTTTGAATGGTAATGAATCGACAATTGAATCAATGATTAATGAAGAAGAAATTGAAGGGGAAGGTGCAGAATGAGAAGCAATTATTTAAGGAAATTAATGAAAAGCACCATTGCTAATGCTTTGGCAGATTATGATGCTATTGATATTTACTACAAGGTTGCAAACGATCAGGCAATGTTCCCACACATTGTTTTTAACATTAGCAATTGCATACAAAATTCAAATGATTTGAACAGGTTTATCTACTATGCTTCTATTGATGTTTACAACAAGGAAAATTCAAGGGTTGCTATTGATAACATTGTGGATTCAATTATTGATGAATTCAATGCTAATAACATTCCACAGGATCAAATTCTGCCAACATTTTATTTTAGTTCAGTCAATGAACTTGTTGATGATGATAAAACAATTAATCACTTTCAATTAACTTTGGAAGTGCATCTATATGAAAGGAATTAATTATGGCAATTTATGAAGGCAAAGGTGTTATTGCTTCAGCTGATTATCATTCAGTTAGATTGGAAGCAACAACAAAATCAGGTAAATATGTAAAAATCACCTTACCTAAAGCAATCAACAAAGGAAACCTGAATTGGGAATTCAAGGAAAAGGATGATGTTGTTGATGGTTTAGTTTTTACAGGTGTATATGATAACACCGACACAAATGCAACAAGCACAACCGAGCCATACACAATCGAAACACAGGATGGCATTACTGCAGGAGCAAGTGAAATTATGCTTGGTGCAGGTAGGGTTTATATTGATAACACCCTTGTTGGTTTAACTAGGGGTGGAAATACTTTTGCAGTTGAAAGAGAATTTAGAAACATTAATGCCGATGGGGATCGTGGAGATGTTGAAGGAAGAATTGTTCTTGAAAGATCAGTTCCAACTTTAACAATTAACGCATTAACATTGGTTGTTTCACTTACTTCTTTATACCCTGCAATCGGTGTGAGAACAGGTGGTTAAAAGGCACATTATTTGTGCCTTTTTTTAATTAGGTATTATGAGAAATTTACAGGCAAAAGATGTATTTGTGGCTTTAAGATTAGCAAAGGCAATGGGGATTAAAGAACTATTAGTTAGCATTACCAATAGCAATATTACCAACCCTGAAGAAATGGGGTATTTCATTATTGGTGAAGTATTAAGTGGCTTGGCAAATCCTGAAGCAGAACATTATTTTTATGAATTTATGGGAAACATTTTAGAACTTGATTCAAAACAGGTTGAAGAAATGGGCCCAATGGAATTATTAGAAAAAGCAAAGGAATTGAAAACAATCATCAGTGGAGATGATTGGAAAACTTTTTTCAAATCAGTTATGTCTTTGATGAAGTAAGCCTGATGGATTTGCTTTTGAAAAGGCATCATTGCATTGAATGGAATATGAATGCTTCCGTTTTTTTGAAACTAGCAAAATATTCTATTGAGCAAGAAAACGAAGAAAAGGTTGAAAGTTTATGGATGTCTTTATACCCATTTATGAACATTGGTTATATAAAGTTCATTTCATTAAATGATTTTAAGAATAAAGCAATGCGGAAAAGCATTGATAATAGACCTTTTGAAGTAATTGAAAGAGAACTTGAAAAGGCTAAAAAGGAATTTGAAAAGGGGGTTATATAAATGGCTTCTTTATTTAAGTTGGTTGGTGAAGTATTCGTTGACACAACACAAGCCAACGAAAATCTGCAAAAAACAGGAGATAAAGCAGAAAAAACAGGAAACAAATTCAAAGAAGGATTAGGTAAAGCAACAAAGGTGATGGCAGGGATCACTGCAGGTGCTATTGCAGTGGGAACTTCGGTTGTTGCAATGGCTAACAAAACTGCACAACAAATGGATGTGATTGATAAGGCTTCACAACGAATGAAAATCAGTGCCGAATCCTATCAGGAATTGGCTTATGCTAGTGAAAGATGTGGTGTTGAAATGTCGGTTTTGGAAAAGGCTTCAAAGAAACTTGAAGGAACTGATTTAAACCTTGATGATGCATTAAATCAAATAATGGCTTTAGGATCTGAAGCCGAAAGAAGTGCAAAGGCAAGTGAATTGTTCGGTGATGCAGTTGCTTATCAAATGACACCATTATTGAATGTTGGTGCAGAAGGATTTGATGAATTAAAGCAAAAAGCAAATGATTTAGGTTTGGTGTTCTCACAGGAATCAGTTAGTGCAGGTGCAACATTGGGTGATACAATGGCAGATGTTAAGGAATCTTTAGGAGCAGTGGCAACCGAAATTGGAATTGAATTATTGCCTATTGTTCAAAAGGTTTTGGATTGGGTTGTTGAACATATGCCTGAAATTAAGGCAATTATTAAAGGTGCTATTGATTTCATTGTTCAAGCAGTTAAGACAATTACACCTATTGTTATTCCTATCATTCAAACGATTGGCAAGGCATTGGAATGGATCATTGATTTAATTAAAAGAATTGTTGATGGATTCAAAAACTTTAAAATGCCACAAATCAAACTGCCACATTTTGCAATTAATCCTAAAGGTTGGAAAATTGGTGATTTACTAAAAGGTAGCATTCCAAAACTAGGTGTTGAATGGTATGCCAAAGCAATGGACAATCCTATTATGATGACACAACCAACCATCTTTGGTGCATCAGGTGGAAAACTACTTGGTGGTGGTGAAGCAGGAAATGAAATTGTTATTGGGCAAAATAAAATGCTTGAAATGATGCAATCTGCAACACAAAATCAGTTCAATGCGTTAAGTGATAGGGTTGATGCATTAATTGGCTTATTACAGGCTTATTTGCCTGATATGGCTAATAAGAAATTAGTTCTTGATACAGGTGCATTGGTTGGTGAACTAGCAGAGCCAATCAATATTGAACTTGGTAGAATGCTAGTTTTAAACGGAAGGGGTGGCTAATATGTATTTAGTATTTAACAATGTTAATAGTGAAACATTAGGCATTATTTTAACAAGTAAAAAGATAGCAATGCCTTCCGTTAAAACAAGTTATGTTGAAATTGATGGCAGGGATGGTGCTATTGATTTCACTGATTATTTCGGCAATGTAAGGTATAACGATAGAACAATTACCTGCAAATTTGCTTCACTTGATCCAACTATTGATAAGTGGCAAGAAGTAGCAAATGTGTGGCAAGGAAAAAAAGGAAACATTTCATTTAGTGATGATTTGAATTATCACTTTGTTGGAAGAATTAGCCTTGACTATTGGACCAGGAATGGTGCAACAGGTGAATTCACTGCAACCATCAAATGTGAGCCTTACAGGTATAAAAATACAAAAACAACAATTACAAAACAAAACAATCAAACAATTACATTAGTTAATGATGCAATGCCTACAATTCCTAAAGTAAGATGCACAGGCACAACAACATTAACATTTGGTGATTATTCGGTTTCACTTTCTGCAGGTGAATGGGTTGTTCCATTCCTTGAATTAAAACAGGGTGATAATGAAATCACATTATCAGGAACAGGAAATGTTGTATTCGAATATCAGGAAGGTGCGTTGTAATGGGATTTAAGGTTATATGTGATAATCAGTTAATCTACACACCTGAATTGCAGATGTTAGCATTGATAAATCCTGTGCTTGATTTAGACATTGAAACAAACGGATCGTTTAAGTTTGGGATGTATGAAACGCATCCTTTTTATTCGTTGCCAAAAAAACTTAAATCAATGATTATTGTTTTTAAAGGCAATGAAATGCTATTTGTTGGAAGAATCCTTAATGAAACTAAAGGATGGCACAACGAAAGAATGTTTGAATGTGAAGGGTGCAAAGCCTATTTAAACGATTCAGTTATTGAGCCTTACGATTTTTCGAGTGGTAGCAATCACACAAGCACAACCGAATTGTTCACCTACTTTATTAACAAACATAATGAACAGGTTTATGCCGATAAAAGGTTTTTGGTTGGCAATGTTTCAGTTATTGATGATTACATTGTAAAATCAAATTCATTCTATCAATCTACTTGGGAAAACATAAAAACAAGGTTGTTGGATTCATTCGGTGGCTACATAGTGCCTAGATTTGAAAGCAATGGAATCTATTTGGATTGGGTAAATGATTTCAGTTCAGTGAATACCCAAAGAATTCAACTAGGGGTTAATTTAAAGGCTTTAGAGCAACAAATAGATGGTGCAGATATTATTACAAGGGTTTTGCCTTTGGGTGCTAAAAACGAAGAAACAGGGGTTTACACAACGATTGCCGAAGTTAATGATGGGGTGCTTTATCTTGAAGATTTAGAAGCAGTTTCAACTTATGGAAAAATAACAAAGGTTGTTGAATTCTCTAATATTACAACACCATCTGCATTAAAAACAAAAGCACAGGCATATCTTAATGATGCAGTATTACAAAAAATAACTTTAAAGGTTAGTGCTATTGATTTATCAAATGTTGAAGATGTTGATGCTTTAAAGGTTGGAAGTTATGTGTATATCAATTCACCAAAGCATAGCATTAACACACAATTATTAATCAATAGAATGACCTATAACCTGAATAATCCTGCTAATGATACATTAACATTAGATAAATCAGTAAAGGGTGCTACAAGCCTATTAAACAATTCAGGTGATGAAATTAAGGTTGTAGCAGAAACATCGTATGGCATTGCCGAAGGTGTTGCAACCGAGATTGTAGAAGTAAAGGAAATGGCAACACGCAATTCAACTTGGATTGAACAAAATGGCAATAAGGTTGAAATTGTTGCTTCTTCGGTTGAAGAACTTGAAGGCAAAGTTAATGAACAGGAAATGCACCTGATCGTTAGAAGTGATGGTGTATATATTACGCAAACAGGTGATATAACCAATGCAACAAAGATCACTGAAACAGGTATGCAGATTATTGTTGCTAATGAAGTTGTGGCAAGTGCAACAAATGAAATGTTCAATTGTAGGCAGGGTTTAGGTGTAAAGAAATGGAACTTTACTGAAGGAAGTAATGAATACATTATGAACATAACAAGGACAGGTGATTAGTATGGCTATTGTATTAAATCAAACAATTTGGGTTGCTTCTAATAGCAATGTAGCAAATGCCTATACATTTTACATTGAAGTAGAAGAAGGAACACCAAGCATCCAAACAAACAAATCACCTATCACAATTAATGTGTATGCTAAAGGTAATAATGGCTTTAGTTATAACGGATTTACTGCACCTTATGTTGCAATCAAGTTGGATGGAACAAGTTTAGGAACAACCAAAGTTCCTGCTATTTCATCAACAAAAACAAGAATTGCATCAAAGAGCATTGAAGTATTGCACAATGATGATGGTTCAAAAACAATTGGTGTTCAAATCCAATATGCCGAAGCAGAAACAAGTTATCTGCCAAAGCCATTCACATCATCAACATTTGATGCAACCCTAACCACCATAGCAAGAGCATCCAATTTAAGCCTTGCATATAATTCAATGGTTAATGGTGATAATAAGGAACAGGTTGTGAGCCTTACACATTACGCACAAGGCTTCTATTGGAAACCTGTGGTTATTTATAAGGGTGCAGAAATATATCGTTATAGTGGCTTATATGGGGTTGATACAACAACATTAAACACATTCACACAGGAATGGATTAGAACACAATTAGGTGCTACATATTCAGGAACTGCAACATTCACCATTGTAATTGAAACTTATACCGATAGCACAGGATCGGTGCTAGTTGGTAGCAATCAGGCATCATTCACATACACGATGGGTGCTATTGCTTTGAGCCTATATCAAAATGGTGATATTACAGGTGTTGCATTTGGCAAGGAAGCCACAGGGGAAGGCATAGATTTCACATATCAAAATGTAGATTTCACCAATGCAAATGTTATTGGTTTAAGTGGTGGAAGTGGTAATAGCATTCTTATCAAGGATGTTTCTATTACACGACCAACAATGTCTTCTAAATCGTATCAAACAATTAGCACCGATATAACAATAGATGAAGGCTATACTGCATTGGGTGTAATCAGTGCTAATTCAAATAATAATGTAATAGCAATAGCAGGTGCATACGGATCATACAATTCAAACGGAACATATAAGGTTTCAATGTGTTTGGTTGTAAACTATGCACAACAATCTGCAGGAACATCCAATGCAAAAGTTCTTTGCGTAAAGACATCATAAGGGGGAAATATGGAAGCAATTATAGTTGAAGTCATCACAGGTTTGGTTGCAATCATTACCTGTTGGATGACAACAAGAACAAAAAAATCAGTTGATGAAAACCACAAGCAAATGAATAAGGCTTTGGTTAATTTAACGAAGGAATCTATTACAAAGATTTACTATGATAACCTTGATGATAAGACATTGAAGGAATATGAAAGAGAAAGCCTAGATGCTTTGTTTGATGGTTATGTTGAAATGGGTGGCAACACATTTGTTAAAGATATTTATTCACAAATGAGAAATTGGAAGGTGATTAGATGATTATTCAAAGTTCAAATAAGCCTATTTTAGTTGTGCTAAATGATGATATTAGTGAATGCGTTGTTAAGGCTAACCTTTCAAGATTTGGCACAATCATTAAAGAATGGGAAAACGATGATATGGATTTCTATGATGCTAATGGTAAGCACATCATTGAATTACCATTAACACAGGAAGAAACTGCAGGATTTAGAACAGGAAAAGCAATTTTTGAAATCAAATGGCTTTCCAATGGAACAACCCAATTTTCCGAACAGGTTGAAATTGAAATTGTGCAGAGAAATGACAAGGGGGAATTAGTTGATGAATCATAATTGTTGCTTTGTGGAAACACAGGATGAAGTTATTGAAGTTGATGCCTTAACCAATGCAGTTGTCCTAAAAGGCTTTTCCCCATACATCAACACAACCAATAATCATTGGATGGTTTATGATAACGAAACAAAATCATTCGTTGATACAGGAGTTGTAGCCATTGGGCAAAGGGGTGAACAGGGAATTCAAGGTTTACAGGGAATTCAAGGTGAGCAAGGACCTCAAGGTGATACCTATACTATCACCCAAACCGACTACCAAAGCATTGCCAACATTGTGGAAACCAAATACACAAGAAGACTAATTAATCTTGAAGAAGCTGCAAAAGGCAACATCTACCGATATGACACCGACACAACCGAAGCCTACACCAAAGCAATTGCAGAAGATTGTTGTAGTTGGGCAAGTTTAGACAAATTGGGTGGAAAGAGTGTGGTGATTAATCAGTTGTCAAACCCAACCGATAGAAATCAAACAACCAATGGTATTGCTATTAATATCACGAACGGAAAACTTACTTGTAGTGGAACGGCAACGGCTTCGTTTAATTTGAATGTTGGTAATATTGATATTGTTAATGAGCATAAATATCTAATTGTAGATTTAGGAACAAATTACCCAATGTCAAGCGCATCAGAAGCATCTTTGCAAGTATATGCAAGTGGTGTAATCGTTTTGGCAACATTTGAAAGTAGTATTAATAATATGGCAATTGGAACGGCAACAGGTAGTGGTGTTGCACAATTTAGACATAGATTTGAAAGTGGCAACACATACAATTTTACAACATATCCAATGCTAATCGACCTTACCCAAATGGGACTAGCCGACATAACTTTAGCAGAAGCACAAGCAATATTCACTGATTACATTCCATATAATCAAGGTGAATTAAAGAGTGCTAATGTTGATATGGTTATATCTAGGGGTGCTAATTTGTGGGATGAAGAATGGCGTAATGGCTATTATTCTAACGGAGTATTCACACCATTAGATAGTAATATCTGCTCTACTAATCTTATTGATGTATCACCTAGAACACAATACTATGTGGTTAAACCAAGTTATAACATCTACTATACTTGCTATGATAAGAATGGTGATTTCATCAACAAGAGTGATTACAACACCAATGGTAGATATACATTAAGTGGTAATACATTCACTACACCTAGTGATACATACTTTATCACATTCAATATGGCAGGTGGTTATGGCACAACCTATAGCCACGATATTGCTATTGTTGAAGGAACAAGTGGCACATACTCACCTTATAGAGAGCCTATTGAATACACCCTACCATCCGTTACTCTTCGTAGTTGTGGAAACATCCACGATTATGTTGATTACAATGCAAAGAAGGTTGTAAGAAAAGTTGGTGTTGTTGATTTGGGTAGTCTTACTTGGACATACAATCAAGCATATAATGTATTCTTCACATCACAATTAAGAAATATATGTATCACAAATTATGGTATATGTGAGAATTATTCTCTATGCACCACATCAATGTCATTAATGCCTGACCAAACTATATTTATAACATCGAATGACCAAACATATATTAAGGATAGCAATTACACTAATGCTCAAAGTTTAAAGGAAAGTTTACAAGGCAAAATGCTATATTATGCTCTTGCAACACCAACCGAAGAAACTATTGCCGAATGGGACAATGCTATTATGGTAGAAGCAAATGGTAGCATTACTTTCCACCACGACCTAGTGGCTAAAGTGAAAGTGCCTAATCAAGAAACATTTGTGGTTAGACTAGGAGATTAATTTATGAGAGATAGATTATTAAAACTAAATGGTATTTCTTC